GAAGAATATTGGGAGGATTATCTATATGGGTATTGAGATTTATTCAAAGGATAACTGTACTTTCTGTGAACAGTCAAAGCAGCTTCTTAAGATTCATGGTAGAGATTTCGTTGAGTATAAGTTGGATAAGGACTTTACTCGTGAGATCCTTCTATCAAAGTTCCCAGAAGCTAAGACGTTTCCAGTGATTGTAATCGATGGTTTCAACATCGGTGGTTTCAATCAGTTGAAGGAACATCTAGTAACAGATTCAAATAGCGGTTCTTTGTTACTGGAGACTAACTGATGGCTAAAGTAACCTTTGATCGTGATAATCTCATCAGAGACTTAAAGAGTAACGCTGTTAGAGTTTACTTCACAAAGGTAAATGGCGATAAGAGAGAGCTTCGTTGCTCTCTCAAGCCAGACCTTCTGCCACCTCAGACGATTCATGAGCATTTAGACGAAATGCACAATAAGCCTGAGAACAAGGAAACCGTAGCCGTATGGGATCTTGATAACGGAGGATGGAAGTCTTTCCGTATTGAGAACGTCGAATACGTAGAATTTCTTGATGCGTTTTAATGTTATAAATAACATCTTTAACGCTAACGTTCAGGAGAATTGAATGAGCGAAAACGCCTACTGGGGTTATCACCTTATCGTTAATGCTGGAGACTGCAATAGAGAAGCAGTTACGAACGCAGAAACAATTACTAAATTTGCTAAAGAATTAGTAAAAAGAATCGACATGGTTGCCTATGGGGAGCCACAAGTAATTCACTTTGGTGAAGGAAATAAAGCTGGTTATACTTTAATTCAGCTCATTGAGACGAGTAACATCTGCGCTCACCTTTGTGACGAATCAGGTGATATTTACCTAGATGTGTTTTCGTGTAAGACTTTCGATCAGCAGGTTGTTCTTCAGCTTGTTGATGATTATTTCTTGCCAACGAGAGTTAATCATCACTTCCTAGAGCGTCAAGCCTAATAAAAGGAACTTCGTTATGTTAAATACTGGATATTGTACTACTGCTATACCTGAAGCTTATCCTTATTCGACCGAAAAGGATTGCTATAGACGTAATATAGGAATCACTTTTGGTTCTTTTGATTTGTTCCACGCAGGTCATTCTATTATGCTAGAGACTTGTAAGAGACAGTGCGATTACCTAATCGTGGGGTTACAAACTGATCCCACGATTGACCGCCCCGCCATCAAGAATAAACCAATCCAAACCGTATTTGAACGCTACGCTCAACTAGAAGGTTGCCGTTGGGTTGATCAGATTATTCCTTACGAAACAGAACTTGACCTAGTTAATATGTTAAGCGTTCTAGAAGTCAGAAAGAGATTTCTTGGCGAAGAGTATAAGGGTCAGTTAATTTACGGCCAAGAGATCTGCGAAGAAAGAAAGATCGAATTGGTCTATGTTGAGCGTAGACATGGTTATTCATCAAGCGAATTGAGAATGAGAGTCAATAATGAGTCATACCGATAATTACTTCACAGAAGTTTCAGTAATCTCTGATGCTATTGATAAGAATCAGATCGAAGAACTAGCTAAGACAATCAAGGATATTAGAGATCACGCAGGTCGCATCTTCGTATTAGGCGTTGGTGGATCTGCTGGTAATGCATCCCATATGGTTAACGATCTTCGTAAGCTATGTGGCGTTGATGCTCTATGTCCAACCGATAACGTATCAGAACTAACTGCTCGTACAAACGACGAAGGCTTTGATACTATATTCAATGAGTATCTAAAGACAAGTCATTTCTGTAGCCGTGACGCTATCTTTATTCTATCCGTTGGTGGTGGTAATAAAGAGAAGAACGTATCATTAGCGCTAATCAATGCTATTGATCTAGCAAAAGAATACGGCGCAAAGGTTCTAGGTATCGTTGGTAGAAAAGACGGTTACGCTGCAACTCAGGGTGATAATGTTGTAGTTGTTCCTCCGCTATACGCCGAAAGAGTTACACCTCACTCAGAAGCTTTCCAAGCAGTAGTTTGGCATTGCTTAGTATCTAATCCTGTTCTTCAGGTAAAGGCCACAAAATGGTAAAAGCAGTATTCTTAGATCGTGATGGTACAATTAACGAACTAGTTCACGGTAGAGAAGACCCAAAGCACGTTTGTCCTTGGTATTACGCTGAATTCGATTTCATCGATGGAGTTGAAGAGGCAGTCAAGAAGATGCGTTCGCTTGGGTTCTCTCTTCATGTTGTAACTAATCAACCAGACGTTGATGATGGTTATACAACAGAAGAGACGATGGATGCTATTCATCTTCTCATTAAGAATAAATTAAACGTTGATACCATTCAGGCTGCGAGAACTCGTGGCACAGAAGAGTATAAACCAAAATCAGGTATGCTAGATAAGATCGTTAAAGAATGGCACGTTACAAAAGAACGTAGCTGGATGATTGGCGATACTTGGCGTGACGTTGTTGCCGGACATAATGCCGGAGTAAAGACTATATACCTTGGTGAAATATACAACGCACCTTCGGAATACTTGCATATTAAACCAGACTTTTATGCTAAGAATCTCCTTGAAGCTGCTAATATTATAGAACAGAATGTAGGTGGACAATGATTGAGATTTACGCTGATGGTGCAGACTTTGAGGGTATTCTAAAGGCTGCTGAGAATCCAAGAGTCACAGGATTCACTACTAATCCAACTCTAATGCGTCAAGCTGGTATTACTAACTACGAGAACTTTGCCAGATCTATTATTGACAAGTTGGCTTTCCTTCGCCCTGGCACAAATATCTCTCTTGAGGTATTTGCTGACGATACAGACAATATGTATCTACAGGCTAAGAAGATCGCTGAATGGGGCAAGCAGTATAACTATGATGTATTCGTAAAGATTCCAGTTACAAATACGTTAGGCGAACCAAACTATGGTTTGATTCGTTTGCTTAACGAAGAAGGTGTTAAAGTTAACGTAACCGCAGTCTTTACTCCTAACCAAACTCATAATATATTAGAGCATATTAATAATCCAGACGTTCCTGTTATTATTTCTATCTTCTCTGGTCGTGTTGCTGATACACTACGTAATCCAGTTACATGGACTAAGCAGTGTATTGGTGAAGCAAATAACAAACCAGCAGAGTTTGATAAGATCAAGTTTCTTTGGGCTTCATGTCGTGAGATCTATCATCTACAGATGGCTGACGAAGCAGGTTGTCATATTATTACGATGCTTCATGATCAGATTAAGAAGCTAAATCTACAGGGTAAGAACCTAACAGATTTCTCTAAGGAAACTGTTCAGATGTTTTATAACGATGCTAAGGCATCAGGATATAGGATTGAAGTATAATGAAGGGGTTTGAAGAAAACGAGATTTCAGAAAAGGCTCAGGGAGGAACTGAGCTTGCTAAGCGTAAACTAGCAAACATTCTAGATCAGGATCTTCTAGATAATTGTCAGATTATCTGTTCTCGTGAGCGTGAACTAGAAGAAGATAAGATTAGAATTTTCTGGTGTCATGATCTACCAGAAGATCCAGAGTCTGCTAAGTTTAGAGATCCAGCTTGGAGAGACAGATACCATAAGTTCGTCTTTATCTCTAACTGGCAGTATCAGCGTTATTGTCTGGTTCACGGTCTACCTATGGATAATAAATCTATTATCCTAGAATCGGGTATCGATCCCGCCCCCGAAAGCGTTCTAGAGAAGCCTAGCGATAAGATTAGACTAGTTTATACGTCTACCCCGCAAAGAGGATTAGAAATTCTAGTCCCTGTTTTCGAGCTTCTAGCAACCGATCAGTCAGATATTCATCTTGACGTATTCTCATCGTTTAAGATCTACGGTTGGGATGAAGTGGATGCTCAGTTTGAACCTCTATACGATAGAATCCGTAATCATCCACAGATGACCTATCACGGTTTTACTCCCAATGATCAACTCAGAGAAAGTCTTAACTCGGCTCATATCTTTGCTTACCCCTCTATTTGGACAGAAACATCCTGCAGAGCCATGCTCGAAGCTATGTCCGCTGGTCTGGTATGTGTTCATCCTAATCTTGGCGCTTTACCAGAAACTTCCGGTGGGCTAAACGTAATGTACCACGGCAATATGGAAGATAAGAACCTTCACGCTAGTATGTTTGCTGGTAATCTAAATGCTGCTATTCAGCTTGTTAGAGATAACAACCAAACTAATATGGTTAAGTTTAATAAGCTTTTTGTTGATAGCCGTTATAACATTGAGTTTATTAAGAACAAGTGGAACCATATGCTGAAGGATCTAGTCAATCAGTATCCAGATGCTGATTCTAGAAAGTTCCCAGAAAAGATGTTTGTTTATAGGACATAATCATGATCTTAACAAGAACTCCGCTACGTATTTGTTTCTTTTGCGGGGGTAGCGATATGCCGTCATTCTATGAAAGGGATGACGGTGCCGCCCTTTCCGTAACGATTAACAAGTTTATCTATGTCTTTGCTCACAAAGTTCCCCATATGGGCGTACGTTGTATGTATGATGACGTAGAAGAACATCACGATATTGAGCAGATGCAGCACGCTATTACTCGTGAGACTTTAAAGTATTATGATATCAATAAAGAGATTACGGTTGCATCAATCTCAGATATTGTAACTAAGGGGTCTGGTCTTGGTAGTTCTTCTGCCTTTGCTGTTGGTCTAGTGAAGGCACTATCCACTACCAAATATGATAATAGCACTCGTAGATACGTAGCAGAGATTGCTTGTCAGATTGAAATGGAAAAGTGCGGTTATCCTGTCGGTAAGCAGGATCAATACGCAGCTGCTTTCGGTGGTTTCAATCTTCTAAAGTTTAAGAGAAACGGCGAAGTTGATGTTGAAGAAGTTCGCTTAACTAATCCGAACGTTGGCAAGCTTGAAAAGAACCTTATGCTAGTCTATTCTGGTAGAGGAAGAAATGCTAATAACATTCTTCAGAAGCAGCAAAAGGCTATGACTATTGATATTGAAAAGTTCAATAAAGTAAAGTGTCAAAAGGAAAAAGCTTATACTGCTATGGATCTTATTCATAAAGGTAAGCTAGATCAGTTTGGTGAATTACTTCATGAATCTTGGATTGAAAAGAAAACAGTATGTGAAGATATCACTCAAGACTATTTCGATCAAATCTATACCACGGCTATTAACGCTGGAGCGATTGGTGGTAAACTATTAGGCGCAGGCGGCGGTGGATTCTTTCTTTTCTACGTTCCAGAAAATAAAAGAACAGCTGTGGAAGGTGCTATCTATACCAATCATAAAGATTGCAGAATTTACGACTTTCAATTTTATGGTTCAGGTAGTAATGTAGTGTATCATCACGAATAAATACCTTTACGTTCAGTATAGAATAAGGTAATATACTTGTCAGGAAAATCAAATAACGTTATTACATTTCCTAAGCAGCATAACAATTCTGCTAAGGAACCAAATCTAGAAGATATACATCACAATATGGATATGATGCGTCAATATCATATCCAAGAAACTATATTAAATCTTGCTCCTATCATTTTTAATCATTTAGATATAGCAGGATTTGGTTTAGCTGATGATGTTGATGAGGATATCAAAGATGGGGCTTTTCTAATTGAAGCAATTAGATCGTTGCTATGTAAACAATATGAGATCTTTCATCCGTTTCAAGTTATAGCTGATAACATATTCGAAGAACCAACTGACGAGAACTCTCCTTATAAAATAGTAGATGAAATCAGTTTAGATTTAAAAGACCCAGAAGAAGCTGAAGAAACCGAAGAATAGGTGTTTCGTGATTATCGTTGATCTGAATCAAGTGATGCTATCCAACCTACTAATGCAGTTGGGAAACCACACTAACGCACAACTCGAAGAGAATATGGTTCGCCATATGATTCTCAACTCTCTTCGATCCTACAGAGTTAAATTCAAAGAAGACTATGGCGAAATGGTTATCGCTTGTGACAATACAAACTATTGGCGCAAAAAGATCTTCCCATACTATAAAGCCAATCGTAAGAAGAACATAGAAGCCTCAGAACTAGACTGGAAGAATATCTTCGAGTGTATGAATAAGATTAGATCTGAACTCAAAGAATATTTTCCTTATAAGGTAATTGATATTGAGTCTGCAGAAGCTGATGATGTTATTGGCACACTTGTCGAAGAATTTGGTTCTAGCCTAAATACTGGAGAAAAGATTTTGATCTTGTCAGGAGACAAGGATTTCATCCAGTTGCACAAGTATGCTAATGTTAAACAGTATGACCCTACCAGAAAGAAATGGATCACTCACGACGATCCAGATAGGTTCCTAAAAGAGCATATCATGAAGGGCGACTCAGGCGATGGTGTTCCAAATATTCTTTCATCAGATAACTGTTTTGTTATCGGAGAAAGACAGAGACCATTAACTGCAAAGAAGATTGAAAAATATATTACTATGAATCCTAATGATATGGAAACAACTGTATCAAGGAACTATCATCGTAATGCACAGCTTATTGATCTTAGTTATACTCCTAGCGAAATTCATGAGAAGGTTATGTGTGAATATAATTCTCAGAACAATCGTGATAGAAGTAAATTGCTAAGCTATTTTATGGCAAATAAACTTAAAAATTTAACTGAATATATTTCTGAATTCTGAGGAGAATTAAATGCAGATTGGACTATGTGAGTTTCTAGCAAAGGTTGCTAAATTAAAGAAGACTCAAGAAAAGATTGACGCAATAAAAGCTAACGATAGCATTCAACTAAGAATCATTCTACAGGGTGCTTTTGATCCAAACGTAGTATGGTTACTTCCAGAGGGCGAACCTCCCTATAAGCCAAACGATCTAGTTGACCAAGAACACGTTCTCATTAGAGAGTGTGAGAAGCTACGTTATTACATCAAGGGCTTCTATGATAACCTACCACAGGCAAAAAGAGAGTCTATGTTTGTGGAGTTACTAGAAAGAGTTGCACCAGAGGATGCTAAACTTCTATGTGCAATTAAGGATAAGAAGTTACCATTTAACGGTATCACAATCAATCACGTAAAAGAAGGGCTACCAGGGCTAATTGTAGAATGAGTAAATCAGCACTAAAGAAATTTCGTAAAAACGATTATTCAGATCACGACGAATACAGCGATAATCCTCGTGAAAGAGAAAACAAGCGAAACTCTAAAAGAGTTGAGCGTGCATTAAGAACCAGAGATATTTCTTCATTAGTTGAAGACGAAGAGTCTGGTGATGATTATCAATTCGAATGGAATAAGGATAGCGATTGATGCCTATCTATAAGCTGCGTAATACTCAATCAGGAGAAGAATGGGAAGAACTAATGTCTATCTCTGAAATGGAAGAGAAGATTGCAGATCATCCTCATGTTGAACTTCTAGTTAACGGAGCGCCCATGGTCACTGGTACCATGGGCAAGAACACTCCTATGAAGACTAAGTATAAGGATGCTACTTCGGTAAAGCGTCCATATCTCGATTCAACAGGTGATTAATGCCCACATATCGTTTTCTTAATAATGAAACTGGCGAAGAGTATGAAGACTTCATGAGTATTTCTGCTCTTGAAGTTTACCTTGAAGAGAATCCAAATGTAACTCAACTCGTAAATGGCGCTCCTATGATCCATTCTGGCAGAGGTATGGCTAAACCTGATCAGGGTTTCCGTGATCTGTTAAAACATATCAAGAAGGGAAATAATAAAGGCATTACACGGAGTACCATCAACACATTTTAGAGGTAAAATGGAAGAAGAACATATAACAAAAAGATTAACCCGTAGAGAAAAAAGACTTCTTCGCCAACAAGGAAAACCACAAAAAGAGAATTATCAAGAGAAATTAAATTTCAACTTAAGACACTTTGATCCATTGACTGAAAACCAAAGATGGGCTTTCAAGGCGTTTTCTGAAGATATGAATCTTATGCTCCATGGCATTGCCGGTACAGGTAAATCCTTTATGGCAATGTATCTATCGTTGAAACAAATACTAAACGATCCAGAATCTGTTTATAAGAAAATTGTAATCGTTAGAACAGTTGTTCCGACTAGAGATATGGGCTTTCTTCCAGGTAACTCTAAAGAAAAAACGAAAGTATACGAAGCACCATATTATGCAATATGTAACGAACTATTTGGTAGAGGCGATGCATACGACTACCTTAAGAATAAGAATATTGTTGAGTTCATGTCTACATCTTTTATACGTGGTATTACTCTCAACGATTGCATAGTTATCGTAGACGAAATGCAGAACGCTACTTTACATGAACTTGATTCCGTTATCACACGTGTAGGTCATAATTGTAAAGTTATCTTCTGTGGAGACTTCAGACAGTCTGACTTCACCAGAGAACACGAGAAGAACGGTTTAACTGATTTCATGCGTGTTGTTAAAAATATGAGATCATTCTCTCTCATAGAATTCAATGCTGAAGATATTGTCAGATCTGCTCTCGTTAAAGAGTATATCATTCTTAAAGATAAGATGAGGATTCAAGTATAATGGCAGATAAATTCTTTGTCCCAAATTATTGGCCTAGTCCACTACCCGGAAAGATTCACAACTTTCATTACAAAACAGTAGATAAGTCTATGCCAGATCTTATCGTTAAGTTTGTTCTATCATTAGATGGTAAAGACTTACTTTATGTTGATTATAATGAAAAGGGAGAATGGGTAGATACTTGGTATCTACGTTATGAGGCGGGCAAAGGGTTAATGGAATGGCGTGATGATTATCCAACTGGTGGTTGGTTTACTAATCGCAAAAAAGTAGTTATGAATCCGGGTATAGGTTGGGGAGAATTTGGAGAGATTGGAGGCTTCTATCGTAATTTTCCTAAGATGGATCCAATTAGATCTAATCCTCCCCAATTCATGTCTGGAACCCAAACGGTTATTTGGGAATCACATATTCCAGAAATGACTTTATCAAACGGAGATAGATACACCGATATTATCACTATGGTGTATCAACAATCTTGGGGTAAGAAGACAGCTGGTGCTCGTTATTATATGGCGAAAGGTATTGGTCCAATCGCACTTAACTGGATAGCACCAGATCCGAATAACCCAAATAACTTCATTACAACTTCTCGTATGGACGCAATATATACGGTGACTGATGGCACACAGAAAGATATTCAAACATAATTTTGTCGCAGAAGTAGATGATATTGGTATGGACTATGAAAACGGTAAAAGATATTACTTCTTACCAAACGGTCAGAGATTCAGATCAGTAACCACTGTTATTTCCGAAAAGGCAGACAAATCTTTTCTTATTGAATGGAGGAAACGAGTTGGTGAAGAGGAAGCTCAAAAAACCACAACTCGTGCTTCCAAGAGAGGAACTGCCATGCATACCTTGGCAGAGAATTATATCTTAAATAAAGATTACAAAGATGGAGTGATTCCATCTAATCTAGATATGTTCAATACTATAAAACCCTACCTAGACGAACACGTAGATAACGTCTTAGGGATCGAGTTAGCCCTTTACTCTAATTTCCTACGGGCGGCGGGTCGAACCGATCTAGTAGCCGAATATAAGGGTATACCGTCGATTATAGATTATAAGACTTCCGCTAAGAAAAAGAAGGAAGAGTGGATCCAAGATTACTTTATTCAGTCAAGCTGTTATGCTATTATGTTCGAATGGATCTATAAGATTAAGATTCCACAGATTGTTATCATGATAGCTGTTGATAACGAACCTGCTCAGATATTTGTGAAGAATAAGGTAGATTTTGTAGATAAGGTTTATGAGACGTTTACCACTTAGTTGGTATCTTCTCACAATACATATAATCATCGTCAGTAGAATACACAACTCGTTTAATCTTAAAATGACGCAGAGCCTGTTGACAACCAATACAAGGCTCTGCGTATCCATCAGACCACTCTACGTGATCTTTAGTTAGTTTCTTGACTCTGTAGACGTAGAGCGTCCCTTTCGCCATTTCTTCCTGTTCCACATGGCGCAACGCACTAATAATACAATCGACTTCAGCATGTTTAAATATAGCCTCTATGTTCTTTGAAAATCTCTTTTGAAGAGGATGGGTCTTGTATGAATTGTAGCCAACCGAAATAATCTCGTTACGAATAACAAGACTAGCCGCCAACTTTGCTCTATTGTCGTTATGATTATTTATGGCCATACGTCTAGTAAAAGCCATGTATTTGTGATCACGATTCATAATATATTGATCAAGCCCCGTCTAACCTAGACAAACTAGACACCTCACGAAACCTGCCACGCAGATCCCGCTTGACCTTGCCCTAATATTACCCTCAACTTGGAGCGGGCAACAGGATTCGAACCTGCGACGAACAGCTTGGAAGGCTGACACTCTACCCCTGAGTTATACCCGCATTAACCGCCAAATAGATCTGCACCAATAAAACCGAATACAATCATAATAATAAAGAAAGATAAAACTCTGAAAACGACTAATAGTCTATAATCTACTTTCATAACGTGTCCTTTTGGAAGCGGAGTGTTGGAATTGCGCCAACTTCTATCGGTTTATGAGACCGATGAGATACTATACCTCCCACCCGCTAATTATGGTGCCCAAAGAGAGATTCGAACTCCCGACCTACTGATTACAAATCAGTTGCTCTACCAGCTGAGCTATTTGGGCGTATTAGTTTACCAACAAGATTGAACCAGATCTGGATTACCGAACAACTGTCCGAACAGATCGTATGGATCAATATACCAAGCACAAACTCTAGGAGGTGGTGCTACAGGAACTGCTACTGGAACCATCATAGTTGAAGTGATTGGTCCAGGTCCAGCAGGATAATACTGAACAGCTACAGGCTGTTGTATTGGAGCCACTGGAACCGCAACAGGAACAGGCATTGGTGCCGGAGCAACAGGGACTGCTACTGGAACAGGAACTTGTCTCGTAACGGTTTTCTTTACTACAACTCTTCTTGGAGTTGAATAATAAATCTTACAACCGTTACACACATCTATCTCGTTGCCCGCATAAGCACTCGATGCTATAAGCAACGATAAAACGAGAATGATCTTTTTCATGATTACCATCCGTAGTAATATCCATTAGAAGGATAACCATAAGGATAACCATAACCACGTGGTGGAGCATATCCGTAATATGGATTATAGCCGTAACCATATCCATAACCGCCAGAAGCTGCTAGTCCACCTAGAACGCCGATAGCTGCACCGATACCCATAGCAGCACCGTAACCGCCCCATCCATAACCACCGTAATATCCTCCGTAGTAACCACCACGCCACCAAGCGTTAGCTGGAGCAGCAGTCGTTGCTAGTGTTAGCACGGTTAGTAAAGCAATAAGGGTCTTTTTCATTTTAATCTCCATAGTTGTGGACTAACCTTAGATCCACACGAGTCTATTTATAGCGACCAACCTAACTGGCTCCCCGAGAAGGACTCGAACCTCCGACCCAGGCATTAACAGTGCCTTGCTCTACCAGCTGAGCTATCGGGGAATAACCGTATACTGTACGCCGTACAAATCTCTTAGTTTAGCGTTAACAACAAAGTTACTCGCCGCTAAGAATATTATACTTATTACCGCTATGAAAATAAAGAGATTCCATATAACATCACCAAGAAGGTTTCTCTTTACTTCACAAAATGGTTTCATACACCCCCAAGGGTAGAAGCTAGTTATACGAGAACATGTTCTACACCTGTAATAGGTAGGCATATAAACTCCTGTAAAGTTATTCCGTGGGTGTTGGTGTCTGTTTAAGAACCGTTGATTGAAAATCATTAAAACCCCATTGTGTTTTAATGACCCGGTTCCCCTTGGGCTGGCCTTTCGTCCGGTTGCGCCGGAAATCTCCATACGGACGGCGTGTATCCAAGGGTGGTGATCTCCCTTACCAACTAGGGTCTTGCGTTCTTTCGCCCAGACCCACGAAACTTTATTTAGCCTACGTATGTATACTTCGAAGTCTCACGACCACGAGAATCCTTTGTGGTAACTAGCTTGATGTTTAGACCCTTCTTACGAAGGCTGTAAACTAGACCATGTGGATTAGCTGCACCGAAACGTGCTGAAATCTGCTTGGCTGTTAGAGCCTGACCCTTAGTCACGAGAGCATTAATAACACGATCTGTCTGAGTCTTTACCATTATATATTTCTCCTATTTAATTAAAGTATGTCAACTACTCTACCACAATCATCAACAGCACGAATGCGTCTCGAAGGAAACTGCCACTGTAGCTGTCGCATCCCCATTATGATTAACTGGGAATTATTTTGAGTAACGGTATATGTACGCCAGTTTCCCGTCTCGTCTTGGACTTGGAGATTGATGTTGTCCATAGTCGTTACTCCTTATTTCTAATATATCTATAATATAGTAACTCAACCTAGAAGTAAATGGTTTTTTTCGATTTTTTCAAAATTCTTTTATTTTTTTTATTAATTCTTCTACGACAACTTGATATTCGGCGTTAATAGCTCTACATGTATTGTAGTTTTCATATTCTCGCTCGTGTAGATAATGATATCTTTTATCAATCATCTTTTCGATAAGCTGAACTATCTCTTTAATGTCATTCTCTTGAATCGACATCAATCTCTTCCTTCAAGTTTTCAACAACTATGTAATCCGCTTCCTTACTTAGCTGCATGTGTTCTTCTAATATTTCTCTAACTTTGATAAGTCTATCCTGAATATCATTAATGGTATTATGGACTGCCTTATCATTATGGCCTTCTTGAAGATCTATTAAAGCCGCATAAAGATTCATATCAGCAGAATAATCTACTTGCCATTTACGCAAAACACCATCTTCTCCATACTGCTCATCTACTTTTGTAGGAGGAAACAGAATATTTCTGATTAACTCAATCTGTTCTTCTGCTGGTGTTCTTGGTTTCTTTTCAACTTTAAATGGCCACATAATATAATTCCTTCAATTACTTTTTCTTACGACCCATATTATACTTAGCCTCAAGAGTCCAATCATGCTTTTCTTTATGATTGATGATCTTAATCTGACTCATAGATGCTAATGGTTCAGTAATTCTTTCTGGTTCAACTACTTTTAAAAGACCCCATTCCTGAAGAAGATGTGCGATCTTGTTTCTACGACCTCTATCTTCTTCTGAAAAATTAGAATCCTTTCCATCAATCAAAAACATTTCTTTGAAATGTACTATGTAATACTTTCCCTGTTTATGAAAAATATGACATGATTGATATAATTTCTTTTCCTTGCGAGAAGCAACACCAATACGTGTCAAAGTTTCTTTAATCTTTAAAAAATCTTCTTCTTCTGCAAATTTCACCTCTACTAAAGAGTCCAAAAATTCATTCATTTTACTCCACCTTTTTCTTTTCTTTTTCTTATTTCATTAATTTGCTCCGCTGTGAGAATCTTTAGGACTTCCTTAGCACGAACAATATTATATTTATAGTGCTCAGAAATCAAGGAGATAAGTTCTTGTTCTTTCTCTCTAGCTGCTTTTTCCTGTTTAGTTTCACCTTTTGTATACTGACGACGATATTTTCTAACTGCACCATGAAGATAGCTATAGTGCATATGGTTTGAAACCTGATAATTGATATTCATTTCGTTGATAAACGGAACAATATCTTTATGCTTGGAAAGAATATTGTTGATTCTCCACTGAGAGTAATCACCATCTATCTCTACCTTTGGTCCATTCATGATGCTATTTTCATAGCGCCAATCATATGCTTCCTTCTTCTTCGTCTCAACAGATTTCTCTGATTCTCTTTCCTCCATTAGTACATTTAGAAACTTAGTCATCAGGCGAACTCACAGTCTTTCATAACTTCAATAAGGAACGCTAGAAAGTTGATTTCTGGATTAGCAGAAAACGCATTTTGATACTGGTATCTAGCGATATGAAGAATCATCTGAGCACCACCATTCTTAGTGAATACATCGTTTGATACTTCATAGAACTGATTATATAGTGTATTTACGTCTGTATCTAGGTTACTCTTAACCCACTTACATACTTCTGTATAGTTCTTATCTTTAAGCAGAGCGATAAGATCCTTGATGGATGATTCCTGTAGGTTAACAAGAATACCCGTATCAATCTTACCTGTAGCAGAATAACGCTGAAGTTCATTAAGAACTCTACGCCAATCTGGGAAATGCTTATTGATAACTTCTGCTACAACTGCTGGATCGTATTCTACCTTCTCAGCATCAAGAATAAATTTTACTCTCTTGAAGAACTGTGTAGCAAGTTTAGCCATAGCCTTCTTGCTGATCTTAAAATCAATTACAGAACATCTAGAATGAAGAGGCTCAATGATACGGTTCTTGAAGTTGCACGTAAGGATGAATCCGCAATTTCTGGAAAACTCTTCCATGAAGTTGCGAAGTGCAGGTTGAGTGCTGTTGGCATTAAGGTAATCTGCTTCGTCAAGGATGACATATTTTCTCCCGCCAAGCAAACTGACGGATGAGGCAAAGTTGAGAATTTCATTTCGTAAGGTATCGATATTGCCATTCATAGATCCGTTAATTACGATATAGTCACAACCCAACTGTTCTAGCATAGCACGAGCAACAGTTGTCTTACCAACACCGGCTGAACCTGATAGGATTAAGTTAGGGATATTCTTCTGGTCTACGAATTGTTGAAACGTAGCCTTTAATTCACAAGGTAAAATAGTATCTTGAATTGTTGCCGGTCGATACTTTTCTACCCAAAGAAATTCTTCATTCATTATCTCACCTCAAACATAGCGACGTTAGCGAAGTTAGAACGACCATTGTGCTTTTTCCAACAGTTGATGCACTGGTTTCTAACATTATTAGACGTATGAGAAGAATAATAAAAGTTGGATATTGGTAGATCTTTATCGCATGTATTACATGTTTTCATTACTACCTCTGGACCAAACAGAGTTTGAATTATTTGATCTTCTGGCATTCTTCTAGACATATCATCGCTCCATAATAAAGAAGAAGGGGGATAAACCCCCTTCAATTAGAAAGTTGAAGTGGCTTCAACTGCGATATAATACTCTACACCATTTCCCACGAACCGTGAGATACCCTTAGATGAAATACTAACATCATAATCGCCGGGAATAATCTTATTGATATTCTCAGCCTTGAAGATAGCACGGAAGGTCTTGTCTGTTAGACCGATCTCAATAGAGTCAGTTGTACCAGAAGAAACCTTTGTATCAGCTGCCTGGATATAGATATTCTTACCATCACCAGTAATAACAATATCTGGTAGATTGAGAATACCGCTAGACTTTTCGATAGTCTTCAGGTCGTCGTTTATCAGAGTAAACTTAACGTCAACCGTTGGAAGGCTGATTTCGTTCTCTGGTGCCTTAATGACGGTGCTTTCATCGGCATATAGATAATTCGTAACACGACGATTATCCTTAACGTCAACATGACGATTCTTGAAATCCAGTTCTGGATCAGTGAACGTGCTGAGAGTAGCAAGAAACCGATCTAGCTCATAGATAGCAAAACGCTTTGGAAAGTCAGTCTTGACGTTTGCCTTCGCCATGATAGTCTTAGTAGGAGAAATGGTCTTTAGAACATTACCCTCTTGGACTACGATTGAAGAATTAATCTTCGAGAAATTCTTCAGAACATTTACCGTATCTACATCAATCTTCATAATTTAGCTCCGTTATTTCACTTCTTCTTTTTACCACCAAGTTTACCCGGATCAGCCGTTGCCGAAGCACCGATTGAAGCCAAGTCAGCAAGAGAACCGCCAAAAATATAGGTTCCAACATGCTGTAACTTCATCCAAGGACAGAACCACGTACGTAGTCCGATCTCTTGAGCCTTCTGACAGAACCAATAATCCTCAGAAAGATAACGCTTTGACTTTGGATCTACTTCTGCCTGGAAGAACATTAGAATTTCACGAGTGCCGTCAAAATGCTCTGTACGAACATGATCTGGCTTATAAGAATACTGATCCTTATAGGAATCGTAGAACTTCTGCATGGCCTTCTTGGTGACCATCATAAAGCCCGTTCCGATTTCTAATACTTCTACCGGATCACTTAGAGGAATACTAGTCTGATCTCCCTTCGGATTAAACACGTAATCACCAACGAACTTCTCAAGAACGTTTGGATCTTCATCGGCAACGCCCTTATCTACTGCGTGCTTAATCTTCTCCCAAGAGATACACTTCTTAGGATATGGACCACCAATGATATCATACTTCTCTTCCTCATTAGCCTGTAGTGCCATAAGAGCAATAACGTCTTGAGGATTGAAGCCGATATCAGAATCGATAAACATCATATGCTGAGCGTCGGAACGCATAAATTCATCGCAGCAATAATTACGTGCACGTGTAATTAGAGACTCGTTGAATAGATAATAAAACTGAAGTGGAATACCATACTGCGTACAAATAGCAGATAGGTCAGCGCATGACTTAGCAAACATACCTGCACAAACACCACCATACATAGGAGTGGCTACGAATAGCTTCCTATCTCTCAACTTTTCAACTGGGATCTTAATTTCCATAATATACCTTTCTATGCTGTAATAGTATTTTTATATTTGCAAGTTGGACAATGAACTTTTTTTCTAGGAGGGTTTGATAGTAAAATAACACCCGGATCAGAAATAACTAATTCATCACCACAAGCTGGACACTGTATACCTGTACCGAACTCTTCTTTTAGCTTTTTCTTATCTGCCTCGTATTGTTCTAGTGTTCTCATTTATTACCTTTATAATGATCGTTATAAAGCATCATTAACGTATAATGAAGAACCTTCATAAGGTCATCCTTATTACTGCCCTTCTTCTTGCCGTAACGCCAAAGATACTTAATAGCTGTGTTTCGGAAAGTTGGTAAAGAATCACCAAGAGCCAACCAAACATCGAAACATTCTATATTCTGCTCTTCAGTCATATAGTGCTGCCCATACGTCTTATCTATATAGGCATGGAAGTCAGCAATAATCTGGTCTTCCTTATATTTATATTTAGGTGGCCATGTTGATGCAGTAAAATGAGCGCCGCTTTCGTTAACTCTAATTCTCTCTTCTCCACCTACTGACCAAGTGTGACCGTTTTCAAACTTATACTCTTCAGCAGAGCTAACAGAACCTGTTGGTGATGATGCGAATGGATACATGGTATCTATATTAGGTTTTAGTGTCATTATGCCTCCAAAGTCTTCATAATATGATCAACAATAACTTTCTGATCTTCT